CTGATAATCCTATCATTGTCTATGCCGGTGACGGATTCTCTTTCTCTAATCGCGATGGTATCAAGTCCGTCAATTACACTTTAAATATTGACCATGACGTTCAGAAACCGATAGCTTGTTTCATGGGAATAACCCGTGCAGACGGATCATCTGACTACGCTGTGCTTCTTGAAGAAGACTGGCGACGTCTCGCCGGATATTCCGGAAAGGCAAACAGATACTATGATAAGAACAAGCGACGGTGGGTGGAACCTGCCAATGAACTCTATTATTCTGGCGAAGGCAATCGTATTGATAGCGGATTTTTAATGGCTAAGTGTATAAAACACGCCTTCAAGACATATCCTAAATTACGTATTGGCCAGGGAACAACTTATGAGGCCGATACAGCTCCCTGTCAGGAAGAAGACTTCTACGCTATTGATAATAGCCTCACGGAGAAACAAGCAAGCACTGAAGAGGAAAGTTTCGCTCCTGCGGCCGATACCTCGGCCGGCGTTGTCGTGGACCCGTCTCAGTCTGCCGACGGCGATGATGAAACATTCTAACAACCCATCCGTGTCTGCCCTTTCGAGGGTGGACACGGCCTAAACACCTACAAACATGAGCAATCAAATTATTCCGGTTTCCGATGCAGTCATAGTGCGTCAGGAAAACATTGCAACCATTGTTAAGGCCGGACCGCAGTCCTATCAGACAAACGCTCTTTCCAGTCTGCGCTGTGCTGATGCAGGGCGCCAACTTCTGGAAGAAATAGAACGCGACGGCATGAGTGATGAACTTGACAAACGCCTCGCCGCCTATATAGAGAAGACGCGTAAGACCGTCAAGGCCATGAATGAACGCCGGTCTCCGGTCACTAAACTTTTTGATCAGGTCCGCTCAGAGTTTACACTGCTCGAAAACTCAATAGATCCTACAAAGAAAGACACTGTTCCATATCGCATAGCTCAGTATCGCAACGCGTACGCTGCCAAGAAACACGAGGAAGAAGAGCGGCGCCTTCAAGCGCAATTGGCCGCTCAGGAATTAATAAGAGCAAAAGAAACCTATCGCGTCGCAGTCGAAGAAGATTATCGCAGATCGTTCAATAATCTCGTTACGAATGCTATTAATGAGTTGACAAAGTTAAACAGTTCGGCAGCGCTTGAGAATTATACGGCAATATTCGATAAACTGACAGCTTATCAGGCGAAACTTCCGGCTGACTGGTGCCCACCATCGGCTGTTTATCTGCCTCGCAACCTTTCACCGGATGAAGCAAAGGTAATTCGCAATGAAGTTTTCCAGAAACTTCTGCCGAGTTTCGAAGAACAATTCGTGTTTGATGTCGATGACTACCGCCGAGAAATTCTTGAGAAACTGCCGTCAAAGAGAGCTGAATTGGAACGGTTAGCGGAAGCTGCTACCGCTGCGGAAGCTGCCCGGCTGAAAGCTGAGATAGAAAAACGCGAGGCCGAGGAAGCTGCGCGAAAAGAAAAAGAACGACGTCAGGCCGAGGAGGCGGCGCAATCTAAAGCCGAGATTGACAAGGCTAATTCGGAGATAGTCGGGCTTTTCGGTGAAGCAAAAGCAAAAGCCGATCAAGGTTATACACCGAAGGCTAAGGTTAGCAAGAAGATAAATGTCAGCGATCCGAGTGCCTTCCTTGCAATCATATCTTTATGGTGGAAGCATGAAGGCTGTAAGCTCCCGGTTGAAGAACTTAGTAAAATATTCAAAAAACAGGTAACTTTCTGTGAAAAGATCGCAACAAAAGAAAATGTTTTCGCGGAAAGCCCAGGACTCGAATATTACGACGAAATAAAAGCTAAGTAATATTATGAACCATAACCCAGATGTTATCGTTCCGCAGGACGCTTCGATCCGCGAAGAATACTACAACCGTAGTGAAGTTTCCAACTCAGATTTAACCGAACTGAAAAATATCCTCCATCCTCGTATGCAATTCGGGGACAAAGAGGCTGCTTTTCGCTTCGGTAATCTGGTTGATGCAATAATCACGGAACCGGCCAGAGTAAACTTTTACCGGCTCATGGTTGATGATGTGCAATATACCTCCGAGGAATTTATTCATGCGCAAGAGATGCACAAGGCCCTGCGTATCGAGGCTCATCGTGACCCGTTTCTTGCTAAAGTTCTTGCAGAAGCCGAAACCCAGTGCTTCATGGTAAATCATGGGCAACAATTTGAGTATGGCGGCTTCCCGTTCTCACTCGATACACGCTGTAAGTGGGATTGGTGGTTGAAAAGGTTTCACTTCGGTGGCGACCTCAAAACCACCTTTGCCGCTTCTCAGGCAGAATTTGATGAGGCTGTCGATTACTTTGATTGGGATCGAAGCCGTGCATGGTACATGGACATCGCACAATCTAACCGCGATTTCATATACGCCATATCAAAGAAGAATTGCAAAATTTTCAAAAAGTTCATCGAGCGTGGCGATGAGATATACTCTCGTGGCCGTGAGAAATACGAGGAGCTTGCCTTTCAGTATTGGTGTTTCAATCTCTATTAGTGTTATGAACCTCGAAGCTTTTAAGGAGAATTTCAAACATAATCTTAAAGTCATGCCCTATGATTACCAATGGGAAGGCATTATATTTGGAGTTCAGAAAAAAAGAGTCCTGATTGGCGATGAACCGGGGCTTGGTAAAACCTTACAGAGTATAGGCATCGTAAATATCGGCGATGCCTATCCCTGCTTGGTTATCTGCCCAGCATCCCTCAAAATAAATTGGAAACGTGAGTTTGAAAAGTTCACCGATAAGAAAGCCCTCGTTCTCGACAACTCAACGCGCACAACGTGGCCTTATCTACTCCAAATGGGGATGTATCAGGTTGCCATTGTCAACTATGAGAGCCTACGCAAATATTTTGTTTGGGATATTCGCGCCGATGGCACATTTAGATTGAAAGATGTTGTTTTCTGTCCTGAAATCTGTCGCTTTCGCTCGGTTATCATTGATGAAAGCCACCGCGTAAAGGACCCCGGCGCACAACAAACAATCTTCACGAAGGGCATCACTACCAAAAAGCCATATATAGTGCTGCTATCTGGCACTCCTGTTGTCAACCGTCCTCACGACCTCGTTTCTCAGCTTTCGATTATGGAGCGGTTGTGTCAGTTTGGCGGCAAGAGTAAATTCTTAGCTGACTATGGCGACAAGGATAGCGACCTCTCGGAGTTGTCGCGGCTACTCTATGCGCGTTGCATGATACGTCGAGAAAAGAAATCAGTCCTTAAGGACTTGCCCGACAAAACCCGCGTCGATCTATACGTTGACATCAGCAACCGTGAAGAATACGATGTGGCGGAAAATGATTTGCGCCGATACCTTGAGGAATACACCGAGTGTACCGACGCAGAGATACGTCGCAAAATGCGCATGAAAGCGTTGGTAAAGTTTATGACCCTGCGCTCACTGTCTGCCAAAGGCAAAGTAAAACAGGCCGTGGACTTCATCAATACGCATCTTGCCAATGACAAACCGCTCGTTGTGTTCTGCTCCTATCATGAGATTGTTGACTCTCTCAAAAAGCAATTCCCGAAAGCCGTAACTATTACAGGCCGCGATAGCCTTGTTGAAAAACAGGCGGCTGTGGATAGCTTTCAGGCCGGACACTCTAAACTCGCAATCTGCTCCATAAAGGCCGCTGGTGTCGGCCTGACCCTTACCGCTTCATCTTCCGTGGCCTTTGTCGAATTCCCGTGGACTTACGCAGACTGTTGTCAATGCGAGGACCGCTGCCACCGCATAGGTCAAAAAGAGAACGTGACTTGTTACTATCTGCTCGGTGAGCATACTATCGACCATAAGCTCTACCAAATCATTCACGAAAAGAAGTCAATCGCCAATCAGATATTAGGCACTGACGATGATGTTCCAACCGACCAACTGTATTTTGAAGAGTTGGTAAATATGTTCATGAGCAATGGAAGTTAGCAAAACCGACATTAACACTGTCATTAAATATCTCGAAGATGCGGCGAAACTCTATGACGCACTGGCCGGGCTGCCCATGCAGAAAGCCTCGTGTCGTTCCCACATGATTAAACAACTTACCCAAAAACTTAAAATCAAACTCAGTAATGACAAAACAAGACATTATTGACCACCTCACAAATGACTGTGGTCTGCATCGTTCATCGGCTATTCGTGCCGTCGAGGGTGTTATCAACTCCATTTCCGACGCTCTCGCTCGTGGCGAGGCTGTAACCCTGCGAGGCTTCGCAACCATTAAGCCTGTGGATAAGGCTGAGAAAATCGGTCGCAACATGAACACCGACACCCCTCTCATTATTCCGGCACATCGTTCCGTGAAGCTCATCCTTTCCAAAGAACTCAAAGAAAAACTCAATTCGTAATCATCATGGAAATAAAATTCAAACAGTACACCGGCACCAAAACAATCTGTGCTGCGCCGATGATAAAGGCTGATGCAGAAAAGCTCCTCGGCATATCAATAAGTCCTGCCACTCCGGGTAATGACGGTTATCTCGTGGAATATCCCGACGGCTACCGCTCATGGTCCCCGGCAAAGGTGTTTGAAGATGCCTATCGCGTCTCAGAAACTCATGTTGACCGCATGAAAATCGAACTCGCTGACCTCAACGAGCGTATCTGCAAGGCAACAAGAGCAATCAACACTTTCGGAGCAATGCCGCAGACTTCTCGCCGCGAGCTGCGCGCTCAGCTCGATGCAATGAATCTGTATGCACGCATTCTCTACGACCGACTGGGAATTGCCGTCTCCGAAAGTAAAGCCGATAGCGAACCGATGAAATCCGCTGAGTAATGGCACTGTGGTTTGAATGTAAGGTACGTTTCGACAAGATGATGGAGAATGGCTCAGTGAAACGAGTAACCGAGGCATATCTTGTCGATGCTCTCAGCTTCACCGAGGCTGAAGCCCGTATAATCCAAGAACAGACACCCTTTATCTTCGGCGACTTCACGATACCTGCCATCAAGAAAACCAACATAGCCGAGATATTCCCCGATGATACCGGCGACAAATGGTGGCTCGTGAAATACAATCTCATTACTATTGATGAAAAATCAGCTAAAGAACGTCGAACTGCTGTCTATGTCTTGGTCCAGGCCGACAGTCAGCAAGCTGCCACTGACCGATTCAATGAAGGTATGAAAGGCACTATGGCTGATTTCGAGATTGAAAAGGTTGCCGAAACTAAAATAATGGATGTCTATCCTGCAAAGCTCTCCTGACACAATGACTGAGCGAATAACGCTTGAAGAATTTCGCGCTCTTGCTGAAAAACAAAAATCAGGTAAAGGCAAAAAGAAGAATAAGTATCATGCTGAAAAGTGCAATGGTTATGATTCCCGTAAAGAGTACGAACGTGCACAAAAGTTGAAGCTGTTACTTAAAGCCGGACTGATCTCTGACTTTCGTGAGCAAGTTCCTTATCTTCTTATCCCCCCGCAAGTGAACAGCGAGGGGATAAAGGAGGGCGCAGTGAAATATATAGCTGACTTCGTTTATTTCGACAATGAGACCGGCCAGACGGTAGTGGAGGACACTAAAGGATTCCGAACTCCAGATTATATTATAAAACGCAAACTGATGCTATATGTGCATGGCATTACTATTCATGAAATCTAATTAAGAATAATATTTATGGCACGTCCAATAAAATATGGCCTTGACTATTTTCCTTTCGATATTGATTTTTTCTCAGACGAGAAAATGGTTGCTATCGCCGGGGAATTCGGCATCAAAGGCGAAATCTCAACAATAAAGCTGCTCTGTGCGGTGTATCGAAACGGTTACTTCATAGAGTGGAATGAAATGCTGAAGTTTAAACTTCTGAAAGAATTGCCTGGCGTGTCCGCAGAACTACTCGAAGCTATAGTTAAACGCTTAGTGAAATGGGGTTTCTTTGACAAGAGCTTGTTTGACTCGGCATCTATACTTACCAGCAAAGGTATTCAGAAAAGGTTTCAAGCTATCTGTACAAAAATGCACCGCAAAAATGCGATGATTGATTATTGTCTCCTTGACGCTCCGGATCCGACGAAACAACCGCTTCAGAAAGGGAGACAACGGTCTTCAAGTCCGAGTAAGCCCGAAAAAGTTCCACAATCTGTATCTTCGTCTGGAAAAACAACTCCCAAGCCGATCCGGATTGACGATTCTATAAATCGAATGCTATCAGATACCGTCTGGAATGAGGCCGTTTGCATGAGATATAGACTTTCGCCTGAACAGTTCAATCAAAAGGTCGCAAATTTCAGGCTTCATTGCATCGGTCTTGAACGTCATGAACATGCAAATATAAACGACGCCAAACGCCACTTCTGTAATCTTCTCTCTAAGGGGAAACTCGATGATATTAAAAAGGGGACACCGGCCCCGCCATCCGACTATACTTATGACGGTGGTTTTGGCAGCAAAGATAATTGAAATGGAATATCCTACCTGCCTTCGTGACGAACTCGCGAAATACGACAAGAACCCAACCGGAAATGTTGAATGGGATCGTGCCGTGTTGCAGGTCCTTCGTCAACATGACCGAGACAAATATGAGCCATGGAAAGCTCTTGATAAAATCGTTTCTGACGCCAACAAAGAGATAAAGAGAGCTCAGATTGAAGCACAGAATCTTGCCGACCCCAATATTTATCAGGCGCACGTTTCTTTGGTGCTGTTCGTGGCTAATGAAATTGTCCTGAAGCCTCAGAACCGACGCTTTGAGATAGATGAACACAACAAAGATGTGCTGCGCTTCCTTTTGTATTACTTTAACGGCTGTCCTCTCGCCGAGGATGTGTTTCCGGGGCGAGGATATAAGCTCCACAAAAACATCATGCTGCAAGGCAAGAAAGGAGCGGGAAAGACATTGTTAATGCAGATATTCTCCGAGTATCTGAAACGCACGAAAAATCCTCGTTACTTCGAGAATGTTTCAGTTACTCAAATGGTCAATCATTTTTCACTGTATAATAACATAGACCTCTATACCTATAATGAAGCGGGTTCAACAGGATTCCAGATAAAACCTTTGCACCTATGTTTGAATGACATTGGTGTTGAGAACAGGCCATTCTATGGCATAGATACTCTCACTGTTGTGACTGACTTCCTCCATGCTCGAAATGAGTTATGGGCCAATCAATCCATCTCCGATCGCAAGTTTGCCCATTTGACAACTAATCTTGACACGGCCAAATTGACGGCTATGTTCAACGCCAAGGATGAATATGGCCGTATAGTTGACCGCTTCAAGACTTATAACGTAATCCCATTAACCGGCGACTCGCGCCGATAAAATCCAAAACAAATGATACTAACAATTTTGCCAATTATTATCGCCGCATTATTAGGCGTAGCTTTATCTATTGCATGGCTGCAATCAAAGGAGAATGAAAGATTTCGGAAGATTATAAAAGATCTGCGAACCCGACTTACAAAAGAGCAACGGATTGTCTATCAATTTGACAATCTCATGGACGCTCAATTGTCGGAAAATGTGACCTATTTCTCATTACCTGATGCCAACCATATCATTGTTCTTCGTCGTAGTTTTAGCGATGATGGCTCTGAATACCATACTTTCATTAAACGATTCAATGATCAAGATATGGAGTTTAATCAGCGTGAAGCCGAAGATTTATGTGACATTCTTAATTCATAATTTTAATAAAAACAATGGAACAACCCACTTTAGAAAACATTAAGGCCGCTTATGAAGCAGCCGATGAAAACGGAAAGAAGATGCTCTGCGCTCTCTATCCCGACGTGTTTAACCAGCCTCAGAAAAGAGCAGAAAGCAACCGCCCTGTTACGGAGCGAGTAAAAACCTTTGATGATGCTTGCCACGAACTTGGCGAGACACATCCGCTCGTTCAGCACCTCAACCTCGTTGAACATCACTTAGCCGACCACCTCGACGGCATGGACGATGTTCTTGCCTATCTCAAGATGCGTATCGTAGTCGCCGCTCTTAATGAGGGCTGGACGCCTGATTGGAGCAACAAGGATGAACACAAGTGGTATCCGTGGTTCTATATTCTCACCGAGGAAGAATACAACGACCTCGACGAGGATGATAAGTGCCGTGTCGTTGGCCGTGCGTACTACAATGCGTCTGCGCATGGCGGTCTCGTTTACTCGTATGCGTATAGCGTTTCCTCGCCCTCGTGCACGTACAGCGGCGCGCGTCTCGCCTTCAAATCCAAAGAGCTTGCCGTTTACGCTGGTCAGCAGTTCGGCGAATTGTGGGCTTCTTTCCTCATCGGCTGAAATCATCATTACAGGGCCGGCGGCTTCGTCCGCCGGCCTTTTCCTGAAACCAACAATATCAACATGAATATTAAAATTAAGAAACTGCGCAATGACGCAGTGCTTCCTGTCAGGAAAACTGACGGTGCAATCGGTTTTGATCTGACCGTTGCCAAAGACATCTGCATCGAAAAGACGCGGCAAGTCATTCCCCTCGGCTTCGCAATGGAGCTGCCCAAAGGAATTGAGGCAAAGATAGAGCCTCGCTCCGGCTTCTCATCTAACGGCATTGAGGGCTTTGCGCTTCTCAAGCCGGACGCTGAAAGGAAGTCATGTGTATTTCCCCCAACAGAGCCGGATAATGACGGCCCACTGTTTAGCCGCATCGACGTGGCAGAACGTTTCAATGCCGACGTTCTTGTTGGCAAGATAGACCCTGACTATCGCGGCGAGTGTGGGGTTATCATTCTCAACCATGAACCATTCAAACAATTCCTGATTAAAGCCGGTACTCGGATTGCTCAAATGTCATTCTACCATGTCGCCGAGGTTGAGGGCTTCGAGGTTACTGAAGAATTGACCGAGACCCAAAGAGGCGCCGGCGGCTTCGGGCATACAGGAGTATGAATCCGAAACTAAAGCGTAGAGCAAACATGATCTATCGGCTGCGCCGACACGGAATAAGCGTATTAGCTAAAGAACGGATTATCTTCATACCTTATGGAGATGATCCGTTTCTGTTTCCGCAGGTGCGCCGCCTTAACCAAGAATATTTCTTTGACATTCAATTTATCATCACATGAACAAGATAAAACTACTATACATAGACCTATTCTGTGGCGCGGGAGGGACCTCTACGGGAGTAAATACCGCTAAACTGAACGGAGAACAATGCGCGGAAGTTATCGCCTGCGTGAATCACGATCCGAACGCCATAGCCTCACACGCAATCAACCACCCCGGCGCGCTGCATTTCACCGAAGACATCCGCACGCTGGAGCTTTCTCCGCTTCTC